GGTGGGCGCGTCGGCCGGGGCGCGTTTGGTTTGGGGGTGGGGCCTTCGGACTCGCGAGGGCCGCTGCACAGCCTTGTGCACGGCCGGGTTCACGGCCGGGGCGGCGCGAGTAATGTGCAGCCGCATCAAGGCCCGGTCCTCGGTTAAACCGATAAACCTGTGCGAGGCCCCTAGGCGCCATTTAGGCGAGGCCCTTGGGCGCTATGGCCAATGCCGCTTAGGCGAGGCCCGTGACGGCTATGGTGGCCGCTCAAAATGCGTGGGCTTGAGCGAGGCCCGTGGGCGCCTATGGGGGGGCCGGGGCCCTCAACGATAGGTTTAAATTGTAGCCGTGCACACACATAGGATGTGGACAACAGGCGCGCTTTTAAGAGGCGGGTCTTTCAAAAAACTCTGAAGAAGTACCTCAGCCAAGCCGGAATACCGACTGACTCGATTGACTTAGAGGCCCTTGACCTCGACTCATACGAGCGACTTTACGACTTAATCTACGACTTAGCTCACAACAGTCATCACGAGCTACAACCAGTTTTCGCAAAACTATTGCGTAGCATACACAAGGCTGAAGAATACTACGGACCTGCGGAGGACCTTTATGAACAAGTTGGGGCCGAGGAGGAGGGAGAGGCCCGTGGCGGGGCCGGGGGCGAGGGGGACAGACTGAAGGAGATAGAAGCGTCTATCGGGATCCTTGAGAAGCGTGTCTCACAGTTGGAGAATATGGCTGCCGTGGAGAACAAAGAGGTGGTGACCGAGCTGCATAACGCGATCTACGAGCTCAGCCACGACGTCGCGACCCTCCGACAGAAATTAGCGAGTGTTGAGGAACAGGTGAAAAGGCCCGGGAGAAGGCCCGACGGCCCCCGCCGGAGGGCCGCCCCTGGGGCGGAGGAGGAGACGGCCCCTGGGGGACTCACCGGCGCTAAGCTGATAATTGCGGGAACGATTAGCGTCTTCCTTGCGGTCGCGATAATCCCAATGGCCGCATACACGAACGGGTGGACATTTTCGGAGACGCTAACGTATGGTGCAGCGTTTATCGGCATGAGTATCGGACTCATGGTTCTCGAGGGCTTGTGGGCACGAGTGGCGTTCCCAAACCGCAGGCGGACGGCCCAAGGTTTCGTGACAGGCTACTTGTATTCCCAGGGCACGAACCCCTACAAGAACGGGTGATATTTATGTTTTTCCCTTTATATACCCCCCTTTTTAAGGGGGGGCGTGGGGGGGCCGAGTCCCTAGGGGGGGTTTATGCAGAGTCGGCAGCAGAGTCGGCTGCGGGGGTCGTTGCAGAGTCCGCATTGGCCAATTGCAGAGTCCCGGTTATGCAAGTGCAGAACTGTGGGGCGGAAATTCACGCTCTCTGGCGCCCAGAAAGGCGGAATTTCCTGGGAGCCCCGCAGCCCCTCACGACAGGTTTATATAGCACCATCAGCATCATGATGATGCCATGATTCGAGAGGGTCTTGGAAAGGCCGGGGCGGGGGCGGCCCGGGCCGAACAGGGCGGCCCTTCCCACGAGGCAGTGCGGGATCTCAAGGCTCTATTGTATAAAGTGAAAATGGAGTTTGGAGCAGAGGAGGAAGGTGTTCCAGGAGAGTTTCTTAGTGAGGTAATAGATGAGATGGTGATGGGAATTATCAGAGCTTGGGCGTCTTATTACGAATTAGAAATAGACGAAGAGGCGGAGCTTTGCGAGGCCAATGCTAACACTTATGCGAGTGGGATAGGCTTCAGCCACTCCGTCTGCTACGCTTGTTACGCAGTATTGACAACTGGAGAGCACGTTCATGTTGAAATACGCGAAGGCTACACTCGGACTATGCAGTATATACAAGTGACGGAAGTGAATGTCGTGAAGGTTGAGGAGGATAATGAGGAGGGGGTGGAGGAGTGATGCAGGCGAGTACTCTGAACTTTGAAAAGGAGTTGGAGCAGCGGCTGAGAGAGGCGCTGCTGAAGCTGCCCGCCCCAGGGCTGAGCAAGATTTGCCTACGTAGCATAAGTTGGCTCGACGACCACGACGGTAAAGAGCCCGACGTCGAGATTAAGTATGGTTTTCAAGTGGAGGACGAGGAGCTGCTAGCCATCGTGGAGACCATCGTGGATAGGGTATATGACTTCGTGGACAAGACCGAGGTCTATGTGACGACTGACGGCATCTATGTCCAGCTATTCAAAACGGCGACTAATCCGTATGGAAGGGACGTGGGGACCGACAAATGGTATATACGTCTTGAGGAGTTGATTGCGCAATATTTACGGATTGTAAGGAAAGAGAATGAGCAGGCGCTGAGGGCCGCAGTCGAGCAGACTATCAAAGCGGTTGAGGAGCTTGCGAGTCGAATGGAGGAGGTGACGGAGTGATGGGCAAGAAGAAGTTTTATGAGGTGAGCTATGGGCTCAAGCTGCGACTAATCTACTTCCACAACACGAATTCCTCACCGCTGTGGCGATACGCGTCGCTAATACCTGAAGAATTGGAAGACGAGGGCGACGAGGAGCTTGCGAGGTGGATAATGAAGAACTGGCCCGACGCCGACACGGCCATCATCCTCCCCCAGGACGGCGACCGGACCGGGGTCGTCGTCTTGGACGAGGAGGCCCGGGTCTTAAACCTTGGTGATGGTGATGAGTGATCAGCGAGCTTTGCGCGTGAAGCTACCCACACTTACCTGTGAACGGTGCGGACACACTTGGGTGCCGAGGGTCCCGTCACCCCAGAGGTGTCCGAGCTGCGGCGCCCCCCTCGCTCGAGGCGAGGGCGAGCGGAAATGAGATGGACATGTAGGATTTGCGGTGAGGCGTTACCGAATAGCATTGACTTCTTGAAGCACGTGACGAGACACTCGGAGAGGCTTGAGGCGGCCATGTCCAGCCGCTGGGACTGGTCATGTCCGTTTTGCCGGGCCGTCATCCCCGCTTGGGGCCGGATGGCCCGGCATTTGGAGGAGCACCTGCTTTGTTCAGGCTGAGGCCTCTCGCAGCCTCCGCCTGACTGTGCACGTATATATGTGTTCTGTGCCGGTTATGTCTCGGAGTATGATTTGGCCGCAGTAGGGGCATCTCGTCGTCTGGGCCGCCATCACGTACCACTCACCACCATCCTAGGTTATGTCCTTTTCGTGGGGCGGCCTCGCCGATTGTCCGGGGGCCTATCTCTCCCCACCCTCGTGGCAGCCGCAGCCGCACGGGATTATCCCGAGAGCGCAGTCGCAGTAGCACTCGCACGTCGAACACTCCGCCAAGTATCCCCCCTTGGCGTCGCAGAAGTAGTAGCGTAGGCCGTATTCGTCTTCGTGCGTCTCATGCACGTGTGGCCCGCCCCAAGCGGGGCAGCTCTGCACCCGCTCAGCCCCCACGACCCTGTATCGCGTGGCCATCTCCCTCATCACCCCCGCCTGCTCGACTCATATCTCCCTCACGACGGGGGGCCTCCGAGGTAATATCGGCAGCGGCGGGCAGTAGATGTCGGTGACTTGGTATTCGTATTGTCGTCGGGTCTGGAACCGGATCTCGACACCGTTATCGTAAATGACGCTCGTGTAGTCGGGGCCGAGGAACCTCATCTCGACCACCTTAATTCCAAGATCCCTAGCGACGTATTCGGCCGCCCTCTCACTATCTCGAGCAATAATCGTTTTTCCTAACAGTCTCCAGATTCTCCGGAGAGCCGCCTCGTCGGCGGCAGGGCCACCCTGACCCCGGGCCGCCCCCGCCCCGGACTTCCCATCACGGTCCATCCCGCTCAAGGCGACATAATGATGATGTAAAAGGTATATGAACTTATCGTGGAGTGCTATGAGGTGCAGGTGCTATTCCGCCTCTCCAGCGCCCCCAGAGTCCGAAAAAACGCCCCCCGACTCGACGATCACCGAATCAGGGTTCACAGAACGCAGAACGGGACTCTCTCCGGGGCCTAGGGCGGCCGAGCCGGGGAATGTATGTGTGTGAGAGCGGGGCCGCACCACGACCCCTGAGGGGGGTATATACCCCCCGATGGATACCGATAGGAATCCTAAAGTTCTATTTAAACTTAAACCGCCCAAAGCTTATATCCAAGCAGCAAAGGATAAAAGGCTTTCGTTTTTGTCCTACGCTGTCCTACGCAAACTATTTATGTGTGGGACACTTGTCCTACGCAAACTATTTATGTGTAGGACAAATGTCCTACAAGCTATATAAGCGCCGTAGGACAAAAATGGCAAAACAAACTGAAATAGCCCCCAGCCCCAGCAGACCAGGAAGGCCCAACCAATATAAGCCACCACCACCCCAGCCTACTGATGATGGAGTCATGCGGCTTCGCGTCGCTTCGCTCTTTTGCGGGGCCGGTGGGATGGACCTCGGGTTTAGGAGCGCTGGTTTCGACATCTCATACGCTGTGGACTCCGATACTCTCACATGCAGGGCGTACGCCGCTAATATGGGCCTCGAGCCCGAGTGCCGTGATGTGGCCGAGGTAAACCGCCAGCGCGAGCGGCAGGAGTGCGACGTAGTCATCGGGGGGCCGCCGTGCCAAGGCGTCTCCAACTACCGGGGCCGTAGCCGCCACAACCCCGCCGCCGCTGTGCCCTTCGAGGAGTTCTTCAAGTTTGTCAGGAGGGCTCAGCCCGCATGCTTCGTCATGGAGAACGTCAGGGGGCTGGTAACGATGTATGGCGGGAGCTACCACAAACTCTGCCTTAGGAGCGCGCAGGAGGCCGGCTACAACGTGGCCTACTTCGCCCTGAACGCCGCCGACTTCGGCGTCGCTCAAAGCAGAACGAGGCTCTTCATGGTGGGGTTTCAAAAACGCCTAGACGTTAGATTCACCCTTCCGGCGCCTACCCACGGGCCGAGGGCCGGCAGGGGCTACTTCACTATACGTGATGCCTTATGCGGGTTGGGAGAGCCAGATCCCGACGAGGTGTGCAGGGATGGTTTCAGCCCCGTTTTCTGGACGAGGAACCGGAGGCGGGAGTGGTCGCAGCTTAGCTGGGTTATACCGGCACTATGTAAGAGCGTGCCCCTTCACCCGGACTCGCCGCCGCTGGAGAGGGTCGGCCCCTGCCTCTGGAGGCCGGTGAAGCCGCTCAGCCACTACCGGAGGTTCAGCTGGCGGGAGTGCGCAGCGCTCCAGGGACTCCCGAGGGGCTGGGAGGCCGTAGGCGGCCATAGGGCTAAGTACAGGCAGGTGGGGAACGCCGTCCCCCCGCCCCTAGCGAAGGCCGTTGCGCTCTCCGTGAAGCGGGCCTTATCCTCCGCCTCAGCGGGGCTAGGCGACGGCTGCCTGTCCGTTGAGGCGCCTTACAGGCCTAAGCTCCTTGGGGGGGCGGGCAACGTCAAGCTTGCTTAATTAGTGAAAACAGCGGCGCGAGGCGTCGGCTTAGATTGGCTCTAGCTCGAATATTACGGATATGTTTACGGCGCCGGCGCCTGTGGTGGCGTATTGCCGTATGGTTATTCCCTCGCCGTTGTATAGTCTGAGTGGGCCTATCTTGGATAGGTCGAGGACGCTGAACACGCCTCCGACCCCAGCATCCTCCGGGCTTGACGTGATGCAGAACATTACCGCTCCCACTAGTGTTGGTGCTGTCGTCGGCTTCGACCATATGGTAATGTTTGGGGGGAGTGAGCCATACCGGCTGTCCAGCGGCATCGGGGTTAGAGCTGTCCCGCCAGCCCCTGGGCTAGAGACTTTCTGAACCCTGTAATTCATGGCGAAGCCCGTTACTGCGGCTGTGGAGCTCATGCCGAGGGCTATTGCGAGTATGTTGATGCGGAAGTTTGGATTATTATTGAATATTACCAAGTGGTGTGCGCTCGCCGCTACGGCGGATTCGACCAGCGCTACGCTGTACTTGGGGTTCTCGGGCCTTATCACTCTATCCACCACCTCGCTATTGGGAATGTTACAGGCGTGCTCCTCGGCCTGATGCGTAGCCGGACCCCAGACACGTAGTTTGGCAGGTCATACACGACGGGGCTATTCTGGTAGGCTGTGAAGGAGTCTATCACTGTCTCCACCTTAGTCCAGCTACCGCCAGAGTAGCCCGGCATGGTGCCTAGCACGAGTACGTCGCAGGTCTGCGAGGGCATCAGCATTATTCCGCCACGCGCTATACCGGCCGTAGGTATTGGATGCGTCTCGAAGCTTGATAGGGTGAATGATGTTGATGGCAGGGCCTCCATAGTCCCCTGCCTGAACAGATGGTAGCTGACGTTGTTTGTGGGGGAGCCGGGGAAAATCCGTACCCCCCAAGGGCTTATAGGGTACTCATAGTCTGATGGGGCTTCCGATGTCCGGCCGAAGGCATTGAATTGCAGTTCTGGGGTTATCGAGGTTGGCGTGGTGTTCCCCACACCAACCGCATAGGCCGGCCCATCAGATAGATGTAGGGCCGATACCATGCTTGTATAGTCTGCTAAATGTGATTTCGAGTGGCTGAACACGCCTAGCAGGCGGTTCTCACACCAGAACGCTGTGACTCTCTCGCCTAGCGCTATTACGTATGTGTATGGTGTGGTTCTAGCGTCGGACGGCAACACGGCCGCCTCGTCTAAGGCGAATACCTCAAGGTCACTTACATCCTTCCACTCGATTTGCAGCACGTCGTTGAAGGTTTCCCCGTCTAACGACCATCTTATCCTCGCCAGCGTTATCAGGCCGCCGAACCCACGTGTAGTTGATGCTAAGGCAATGTCAATTGCTACTAGCCACTCACCTGTGTCCCATGTTAGTGGTGCTGTCGGTAGCTTTGTCCTGACATATACTCTGGGGTATTCGACCGCCCACTTGCCCTTTACTGATATGAATCTTTTGTCACTAGGGAGTATCAGCCGGCCTGCGGGCTCGGGATGCGTGAATGTGTCCTGTACGAAAACTGTGGACGGGTCGAGTCCGCTCCAGACGCCCGAAAGGTCTGCCTGCCGCCCTATCCAGTAGTCTGGTACGCCGTACTTTAGGTAGTGGTCAAACGTCCATGCCCTACGATCAACCTCTACCGTCACGGGGGAGACACCTGGCGGGTCAGGAATGTAGAAGTCTTTAGCTACTGTGGATAGCTGGTAGCGTTGCGGTAAGTCCACCATGCTATGTGCGTCACGCCGTCCGTCGCCTGAAGAATTGGAATGTAAGTGTCCTGTATGTTCCGGCTGTCTGTACTGCTGTTATTCGTATTCCGTATCTGCCGGGCTTCGTGACTATGTATAGTAGTGGTGGGTCTTGCGCCCCTGAGTATGTCTCCTCTGCATACTTGATGTATGATCCGGCTGATGCTATCTGTATGTATTGCCTGATGATGATGGTGTCGCCGCTTGTCAGCGGGGATAGGTCTATGTAGCCTTCTAGGTAGCGGGACGGGTTACCGGTTACCTCGTCTAGGACGACGTTGGTTTCAGTTCCAGATAGTGTTACCTGTCCCTCTATCGGGGTGTCGAAGGCCTCGATATTCGCTAAGCGGTCTATCAGAGTCTTTCTATATCCGGTACCAGCCTCGAAGCTGGCGTCCTCGCCTAGCAGGTCTATCCTAGGCTGGCCGGTGAGCGATGTTAATGTCCTTGTCGTGTATGTCCAGATGTCGGCTACTGTGTGGGAGCTTCTGGTCGAGACGGCCACGTCTAGGTAGTCAAGCCTTGCCGCCCTAGCGGAGGTGTATCCGATGTCGGCGAGGCTTTGATCAGAGCCGAGGAGGTCTGTCCTCGGCTGACCCGTGAATCCCGTGAGCGTTCTCGTAGAGTAGTTCCAGATGACTGCGGGATCCACTACGGCCTGTGTCCTAGGGAAGTCTGGGGCCATTTCCCTATTCCGCCCATAGTTCTAGTGGTGCTCCGATATAAGAATTCTCTTGACCACGTCGGGCGTATAAATGTCAAAGAATAGGCTGAAGGTGGGCGAGGCTGGGAGAGGCTGGTAGCACAGGACTGCGACCACCCCGCACCGGCAGACGCCTCTTCCGGCGGCCGTGTATCCCTGCTCCATCAGCTCCTTGAGCTCTTCCTCTTCTTTTAGTTCAACTATCTCCACGCGCTCTCCGCATCGGGGGCAGAATATCCAAGGCGGGATCACCTTCCTAGTACTCATGTCATCCTATCATCCCCGCTAGGATGGAGGCTAGGCTTGACGCGAGGGCGGCTACTATGATTATTACTATGCGGTAGGCGAGCTTCTTGTAGAAGCTGAGACTCGTGCTTAGTAGGCTACTCGCATGCTCGAGCTGTGTAGCCAGCTCCTTTACCCCCTCTTCGAGGGCGGAGAGTTGGGAACGTATCGTATTCAGCTCGACGCTGGTGGCCTGCAAGCGCTCCTCTAGCCTACCGACGCGCTCAAGCAGCTCTGCCATGTCTTTCCACGTTACTTCAGGCATGGCCCAACTCCCTCGCTATGTTGGTAGCCTTGATCCCGTAGCCATAGTTGCCTGACTCTGGTGCTGCGAATGTTATCCCCACTATGCCCTCGTCGGTAGCGTTTACCCCCCCAGAGTCGCCGGGGAGCGTCTTATTCGAGAACCTATACACGTCTGTGAAGAGCAGCGTGCGGCCGTTCCCCATGTCCACCCAGACCGTCACGTCCACGTCCAATATTATTCCCTCAGTTGTGCCGGTTGTCCGTCCTCTCTTGTAGAGCTTGTCCCCCAGTTTTGGAGAAACTATTTTGCGTGGAACTTCGAATGCTTGTTCAACCGCTACTCCATCGTCTAGGCGGACGAGGCTGGCATCAACCCGGTTAGCTGGAAGCGGCCTGCCTACGAGTACGTATAGTATCCAGTCAAGCAGTGTCGGGTTTTTCCACTTGACCGTCTTGACTACTGTGCCAACCTCTCTCCCCCCGGTGAACTGCTCTGACCTATGTATGACGCGCATGCCTACCTCTGGAAGCACGTGTTTGTTACTCACGACGTACCCCTCTCCGGCTATGTAGCCGAGCGAGCCCTCCCACTCACATCCCTTGCAGGTGATTATGTCGCCCTCCTTGATTTTATACAAGCTTGATTCGCTCACCCCGCAGCACGATTACTTGTTTGCCGGGGAAGAGCTTAAGGGCTTCTGATACCACAGTGTCATACATTTTTGTCCCGAAGAACTCTGGGTACATGAGTATTGTAACCGTGTTCCCATCCATCTTGAGGGCAGAGACGTATGCCCTGTATCTCCGCAACAGATACAGGTGTCCGTACCGGCGCCGTAGATAGCTGTCTATTCGGGACAGTTGTTTGCCACCTACTAGGCCGACCCCTATCCCTATCAGTGTGAGGGCCTGTTGGTAGTCTATTCTGCCTGCCCAGAGGAGGCCGATGCTAGCCACCACTAGTACCGCCGCTATGAACTCTGTTACCCAGGGCATCAGTATTGTGATGCCGCCGATCAGTATATAAGCGCTACTACCGCACAATCTTGATAGTGTACTGCTCGATTATCTGATCCACCAGTTCCGGAGTTTTTCGGGCTATTGCGGTCGCTATACTCCTCACAGCGGGAGCGGGTATGAGGATGGCCGCACACTTTGCAGCCTCCTCCATAGCCCACCAATGCATGCTGGAGAAGTAGTGGGCCGGGGCCGCCTTGAACTCTCTGATTATATCTCTGATGACTCGCCTAAACTTCTCCCTAACCTCTGCATCTGGGTACACATAGTGGAACTCCACCACGTTGAGCTTGAGTACATCTAAGTCGCCCTGCGTGAACTCCTCTGTGCGGCCCACCAGCACTACCTCAAAGAGTTTCGGAAGCTCGCGTAGGTGGAGCGGGCTGAGCTGGTACATGACTGACGGATAGTCGAGTATCAGGACCGGCTTTTGGCCGCCGCCTCCGAGAGTACCTTCTCCAGCGTCTTTAGTATCTCGTGCAGCGCTTTCGACACCTGCTTCTCGACTGGCTCGCTTGACATCCCGCCGACTACGTCTCTTTCCTGGTATATTTGTGTTGCTATTCACGGCCGTCATCAGCTACCTCCTCCTCCCCAAGCGACTCCTCTTGGTCTCGGACCTGTTTTTGGGCTGGGTCGCCCGTGAGCTGGGCGGCGTGCTCGAGCAGTTCGTCGTACCAGTCCAGCAGCTCTGCCTCTTGGGCTATATGCTCTATGTCGCCTACGATGCCTCGGTATTCGAAGGGCCCATCGAGCTCGGCTAGGATTCGGCTAGCCGATCGGTATAAGTCCTCTAGGCGCCTACCTATGTCTATGATTATCTCGGTTGAGCCGTGTATCCTCATTCCAGAGCGCAGGTCCCAGCCATTTGCCGGTGGATACGCTGCACGGACAAACCTTCTCGGCTGGACCGACTCATAGGTGGGCATTACCCGCCCCCTAGCGTCCCCCCTCTAACCTGCTCTTAAGGTTTTGCCACTGATCTATCTTGACCTTGAAGTTGGCTAGTATCTCCTGAGCCCTAGCGATCACGTAATCGTCGGGGAACCCCATAGCTCTGTATATCTTCACGTATTGCTCTAGCGTGATCAATCTCGGGTCCTGCCCCTTTGACAGGGCCTCGTACTGCTCTCTGAGTAGCACGTCGAGTGTGCGCCTGATCTGGCGCCTTACTGCGAGCTTGTTTAGCCTCTCGATTACTTTCTTCCGCAACTCTATTTCTGCCTCTGTTAGATTGAGTTCCTGGAGCACTGATGCGGCCTCTCCGGGGTTTGTCTCTAGGTCACGGGCAAGCGACTGGAGCAGCGAGCCTATACTCCTGATCTCGTCTGATATGGGGCGCCTAGCTATCACCGCCTCAATTAACTTAGCCTCGTCCGGAGGTACCCTGAGGGCTGTGAGCTTCTTCCTCAGTAGGGCCGGCGGTATCGGCACCTCGTCCGCATAGCTTATCAGGGACGCGACTGTGAGGGTGTGGAATGGGGCGTGCACCTCCAGCAGCTTCTCAGCGAAGCTCTGATCTACGCCTAGCTTCTGCATCTCGCTCATAAATGCCTCAGGAGTTATCTCCGCCCTACCTACCCGCCTAGCGAGCGCACGGACCGCCAGCTCTATGAGTTCCCGTGTCCTGCGGGTCTCGCTGATCGAGAGGAGGAGTTCCTTCTCCTCCGGTTGTAGCAGCTCCCTAGCCACGAGGTCGTCCATCAGCTTCACTACGCTATCCTTCGTGGCGAAGCCGCTCTCATAGAGTCGTAGATGCGTGTCCAGCTCACGTAGCAGGTCCCTCTCAAGCCTAGCGTACATGCGCTTCAGTCGTTGGCGTATCCTCTTTTTGGTGTAGAAGTCTATCACGGTTTTCCGAACCTCGTCCTCTTCTATCAGCCCCTTCAACTCTTTCTCAAACTCGCTTGGCTTGAGGAGGCCGGCCACGTAGTCCTCGATGAGCGACTTGATGTTGTCTTCCCTAATCTCCGACACACGCCTGATAAGTGCCTGCGCCATCAGCCACGAGATCTCCTCGGGCCTGAATCTGAGGACGGCTAGGGCCTCTTGGAGCTTCAGTGTCTCTATCTCCCGCTCCTCAGTATGCCCCGGCTGGTCCCCCACGTATGTGACCCTAGCCTTGATGTTGAAGCCTTTAACGTAGGCGTTGATGAGCTGTGTGCGGAGGCTGGTCCTCTCCTCTAGCAGGTCTTGGAGAAATTCGGCGGTTGTTAGGGCGTCTAGCATAGTGATCTCAGACCCAGTGAGGGTGCGGATTTTTATGAACGGGTCTATCCCCTGAGCAATGCCGAGCCTCATGTAGTCGCTGGTCGAGATGAGGCCCCAGCGCCTGACGAACCTGCTCTCTATCCTCGTCAGTATCCTATACCGTAGCGAGCGGACCAGCGCCTCGTCTGCGATGGGTATCGCGTCTATCCCGACCTTCTGTTTTATGAAGCCGGTCAGCACACGTGGATCTGGCTTGTAGTCGTGCATCGTGGTGTAGGCCGTAACTATCTTCTCCGCCGTAGCTGGGTCTATCTTTACCTCTCTCCCCCCAACGGAGATCATGCCTACGATGGCCCTGTTGTAGAACTCAAAGACGTTTTCCGGTGATGGCAGGCGCCAGTGGGCCTCCCAGTATGCGTCCGCCCAGTCGCCTTCTCCCACGCCCCCGCCTATGAGGGGCGTCATGAGGGGCCGGCCAAGTAACTCTCTTATCGCCTCCCTAGGCGGGTACCCCTGCTTGAGGATCAGGGTCCTGAAGTCCTCAGGTTCTAATACCTCTCTGATCACGAATGTTATCAGGTCGGATATCGGGGGGATCTTGTAGTGGCTAAAGACTTCCTTCTCGAAGTAGTCCTCGTGGCGGCCCTGCCACATGTAGATCTTCTTGAGTTCGGCGAGGTCTATGAGCTTCATCCAATGCATCTGCAACGCTGTCGAGAGTGGGGGAGGCTCCTTGAAGCCTTCGAAGACCTCTTCGGGACCCAGCCACCCACGCTCGCCTATCCATCCCGCAGCCTTCAGCTGCTTGAGCGCCACCTTCTGATCTACCTTCCCTGCGCCGACTAGGCGTATCATTTGCTGAACAGTCGGGATGTTTGCATTAACGTCAATGAAGCCGTTTATGAAGGTGGAGGAGTATCCGAGCTCCTTCATGTGTGTTTTGTAGTATTCTTCGTCGAACGTTCTCCTGAAGAACATTGAGGTGAGCGTGTCGGGGCCGGGGAGCACCGGGGTGAACATTTTTTGGTAGAACCTGCGTAGGAGTGGGTGGAGTACGAAGAACGTGAAGCTGGCTGACAGCGAGGACATGATGAAGAATCCTCCGAAGTTATCTATGACGGATTTGATTGTCTTGCGTATCTGGAGGTTCTTGAGGGGGTGCACTACGTCGGCCAGCAGGCCACCTAGCTGGGCGCTCACGTATATCAGGCCAAAAGTGCCGGCGACGGCGCTGGCACTAGCTACTACTTCGCTCCCGACCTGCTCGTGCGACTTGACCTTCTCGTGGAATGATTCAAGCTGCTTTGCAAATATGTCTTGCAGTAGCTGTACGAACTCCTTGACTTCTGGAGGCGGACTCGCCGGCTTTACTGCCTCCTTGATCGAAGATAGTATAGGCATTATCATGCCGTTTATGACTCCGCCCATTATGGCTCTCCCCACGTCGAATAGTGCGGCGACGGCCCTAATCAGCAGCTCGCCGATCAGTTTCAGGGCGCCGAATATGGCTTGGCCCAGCTCCTGGAGCGATGTTAGTAGATTCTTCCCAATCTCGACGAGTATCTTAGGGAGATCTTCAGTCAAGAATTTCGGTAGGTCTTTTGTAAAGAAGTTCGGAATGTCCTCCGAGATGAACTTTACAAAGGTCTTCCCCCAATCTGATAGCGCTTCACCTAAGTCTGTGAAGAAGGTTGAGGTGTCGTCAAAGAACTTCTTTATCGGCTCCCAGATTGGCCTAGTGAATTCGACGAACCCAGACCAGAGGGCCGCTAGCTGGTTAGTTATGAAGCCTAACGGATCCTTCAAAAAATCTGAGAGTCCTTGAGCAACCTTATCAAAGAAGTTCTTGATTGGCTCCCATACTGGTTTGGTGAGCTCCACAAAGGAGTTCCATGCCTCACTCAGGCCATTAACGAAGTTATTCCAAATGTTTTCGAAGAACTTACCAACATCCTCAAGGAAGTTCTTGATTGGCTCCCAGATCGGTTTAGTGAATTCAACGAACCCGGACCACAGGGCCGCTAGCTGGCTAGTGATGAAGCCTATTGGGTCCTTCAGGAACTCTTGGAAGGCGTCTGAGATCATCTTGATGAAGCTGTTTAGCGACTCCCACACAGTCTTAGATACAAAATCTATGAATTGTTTGATCGGCTCCCAGATTGGCTTAGTGAGCTCCACGAAGGAGTTCCATGCCTCACTTAGACCATTAACGAAGTTATTCCAGACGTCCTCAAAGAACTTACCAACGTCCTCAAAGAACTTCTTGATCGGCTCCCATATTGGCTTGGTGAACTCGACGAACCCGGACCACAAGGCGGCAAGCTGCCCAGTTATGAAGCCTATCGGGTCCTTCAGGAAATCTGAGAGTCCCTGGACAACATTATCAAAGAAGTTCTTGATTGGCTCCCAGATCGGCTTAGTGGCCTCTACAAAGGAGTTCCATGCGTCGCTTAGTGCCTTAGTGATAGCGCCTATGGGGTCCTTGAAGAAGGCGGCTAGCGCGTCGGCTATGCCCTTGAGTGGGCCGGCTATTAGGTCTCCGAGGCGGGCTACGCTGTTCACGAATCCTTGAAAAACGACGCCGATTTCCTGGAGGCCGGCTACTATGTTGCTGAATATGCTCATTAGTGTGTTTGTTAGTGCTGAGAATGCGCTCACGAAGCTTTCGGCTATACTTCTCCCTAGCGATGCTAGTGCGTTTGACACTGTATTGACTATACTGGTTATTGTCTGGCTGATCGTGTTGGCTAGCGAGGAGAGTAGGGCGCCCAGCTGCTGCGCTAGGCCTGATAAAGCCGATGAGATGGATGATGCGAGGGAGCTGAGCGCCCCCATTATGCTGCTGGCTAGGGACCCGAGGCCCGAGGCTATGGTGCTGGCCAAGCCGCTCACCGCCGATGTGAGGGCGGAGACGACCGACGACAGCGCTGAGACTAGCGAGCTCGCTAGGCTCGAGATGGCCGATGTCAGGGTACTCGCTATGGACCCTAGGGCCGAAGTTATGGTACTCACCACGCCCGAAATAGCGCCGACTACTGCGTTCACCACACCTGTGATGGCGGACGTTATTGTGCTGACCACGCTGCTGATGGCAGTAGTGATGGTTGAGGCGATGGCCGATAGTCCGGATGCTATTGCGTTCAGGACGCTTGAGATGGCGTTCGTGATTGTTGATGCTACTGAGGATAAGGCGTCACGCACCACTCCTAACGCCGAGGAGAATGTGGATGAGAGTACGTTGAACGCGTTTGTGATCGCACTCCTGATGGCATCCCCTAGCGATGAGAGGGTCGAGGATATGGAGTTTATCAGAGAGTTTATGCCTGAGCTTATTGCGCCTGTTATTGTGTTGATGGCGCCCGATATAGCTGATGTAATCGAGCTGCCAAGCGTGTTGAGGGCGCCTAGGATTGCGTCTCTCAGGGCGCCTATGAAGCCGGCCACTTGGTCCCTCAGCCACGTGATTAGCTGGCCAAGGGGGTCTGTGATTCCAGCGATCCTCCAGTCCTCTATTACCTTTTCGAGGTCTTCATAGCTTAGACTGACTAGCGGGATCTCCTTGTCCCTAATCTGGATCGTTATGGTCTCCATGCTACCGGAGGAAGACTTCGACGTTGGCCCGATAGATAGCTACTGCTCTCTCAAGCTCCGACTTGACGGCTGCCGTAAACTTCTCCTGCCAGAGCCGTGCGAGGTCTGCGATTGTCCGGCCCCGCCTCTCCTCCTCGGTCAGGACGGGCTCTGCCACGAACAAATGTGCTACGGGAGTCCTGATGGGGTTGTTCTGCGCGTCGCGCCTCTCATTGTCCGTTATGTGGTACGCTATCATGTACATTTTCCGCCCATATATCTCTTGTAGGACGTTGATCTCGTGGATGACTACCCTCTGCCCGCCGAACTGGAACTCCTTTAGAGGTGGGACCTGCCTCGGAATCATCTCATCAGGAACACTAGCCATGCCGTCCTACACCCCGCCAGACGACCTACGTAGCTTCTCGCTGATACGAATTATGGTCTTAGCGGGCCCACGAAGGTCCGCTATCTCTTGGCACGTGTCGCATGGCCTGTTATACTTGCTTGCAGAGGCGCACTCCTCAGGATCATGGGTAATGATTATCCTGACCACGTGCGCTATGAGCGTGTTCACCGCATCCGTTAGGCGCCTCATGTCTTCCTCCGGAAGGACTGGGGGGGCTTGCTGCGGCTGCACAGTCTGCTTCACTAGTTCCTGAATTTCCGGGACACTCACGTAGTTAGCTTGACCGGCGGGGGATATATGTCTTGTGGTGCCTTATCCCTGCTGCATATAAATGTTAGGTCGTGAACTCGCCGTAGAGGGCGATAGTTATTATGTCTATTGAGCCGTCGGATGCGCCGCCGAGATCTACTACAAAGTCCACCCTATTGTCTGCTGGGACAATGTAGTCGCTGATTGCGGTGGCGAAGACTCCTGTGGCGCCTGCTGAAACGGTGATGCTTGCCATTATGTTGGTCTCGTTGTGTCTAGCCCGTATTACTGCCGGGCCATCTAGGCTGTTCGACAAAACGTCTATGACAAGCCTTTTAAACTTCATCCTAACTGGAAGGGTTAGTCCTCGTGAGGCGCCTAACTGGCCCGTAAATGGCTGGACCTGTACAACTGATCCCGCAACCTGCACGAATCCAGACATTGCGACCCCTATTATGTCTCCGCCAAGCGTAGGTGGTGGAGCTGACTCAAGCGCTGTGACGCGCGTATTTAGGTCGTCTAGGTCGTCTATTATTTGGTTCCACTCGGCCGACCTAATTACGTCGCCCGGATTCCTTTTTGGGGGCAGAACGAATGGCAAGCCGGATCACTACTATGTAGCGTCTTTAGTAGGCTAAAAATGTTGTCTGGTGATGGGGCATGACTACCCGTACCAGAGGTCATGTGAGGTTGATCCATCGGGGGAGAATCGTGGCCTAGGTCGCTGAGCTAGCGGGTCCCTAACGAACCACAGCGTGCCGGGTCTGAGTGGGGGGGTTCCTTTGTGAGGTACCAGATCTATAAACTCAGCCTCGACGGAGGAGGGGGGGTAGATTGCCTTAGTCTCATAGTCATTGGGGGAAAACAGTATTTCGTGCCAATTAAATGCGGAGCGGAATAAGAGGTATAATCTGCCTGAAAGGGGCGGAAGCTCGGCTCTATGCTCCTTAAAAGAGATGAAGTTTAGCACATCTCTCCTGATGTCCGCTAGTGATCCTACAATATCAGTTAGTTTTGTGATGGCCTCTGTCTGGTCGTTATGGTCCTCCGGCGTGACTATGTCGCCTACCGCAGCGGTCTTTATACGCGCCAAGATTGCGCGCACCTCATCTACATAGACCACAGACCATTCTAGGCGCTGGTCCCGAATAAACTTTAATATTGTATATAGAAGCTTGACGGCTTGTAGGCCGTAATGCTGACAGCTATCCGTACTGGAAATGGAGGGTCACCGATTCTTGCATGATACTCAAAATGTGTTAGAATTATGACTTTTTCGTAGGGCTCAGTGAGGATTACCGCCATCTTTTGTTTTATATCTATATTGGGCACTAAACCCACTACGCCTCTGATAACACCCATGTGCTGGATCCCGTAGCCTGTGTATGGATCAAGAGCAATAACGTCTATACGCCCATTCCAAGATTTTGAGGCATCATACTTAGTAGTTAGCCTGTGATCAACCACTAATATATGGCCAGGAGACAAAGTGTATGGGAATATGAAGTTGGCGTGATGCCCAGCGTAAGTACCCACAGGCATGTAGTATGGGTCCACTACTATGCTATCAGTGAAAATTGGCTCCGAATATGTGGGGAAGTAGCGTTCTGGCCATAATCTGTAAGCTACAAGTCCGTCGGGCGAGAAGCGGAGCTCCGGTATGTCTCCCCTGAACCAGATTCTGCCGGCCCTAAGTGGTGGGTCGTAGTTTAGGGGGATCAGGTCTATGTAGTCAGAATAAACAAGTTCAGGAGGATAGATAGTGTTGATTACGGTTAGGGCTGGTGTGAAGCGCAGCTCATGCCTATCTATTTCTTGGTTATATTGATACCACACGGTATCACTCCGCCATGTAGGGATGCTTAGCTGCTTTTTCAGTAGTATGTAGTCAAGAACTACGTCTCGGGGATCCTCGATAGTCTCAACTATGTCCGTTAGTCTTGCGATGGCCTCTGTCTGGTAGTTATGGTCCTCCGGCATGACTGGGTCCCCCATCCTGACCCGCCTTATGCGTGATAAGACGCTCCGGACTGCACTTACGTCAAACATGCTGTCCACTACCTTCTCTCAGGTCTTTCCAGCCAGAGATTTATGTTGCGAAACGCTGGGAACGGTGGGTCGCCGACGTGTGATATGTGGTAATATGTGTCGTAAAAGGTGATGCTGCTAATCGGCTTATCAACGTAGATCTGAAACCATGAAAAAGGCGTCCAAGTCCGTGTGAAGGGGATGTATGGCGTTGCGGGCGGACCAGTCATGTCAAACACGAGGCCGGGCTGTCCGAGATTGTATGTATAGTTGGTTGTCATTGTGATCCTACCGTACCAATACTTGTCTTGGACATTGAAGGCCCCCCAATCAGCGCCCCACGAGAAGGCGCCACGTATCCTCCAACCTGGCTGTACCGTGAATGGGAACGAAATTGTTTGAGACAAATATAGCGCGCCAGACACTGGGAGGTCGAATGCCGCTCCTACTATATCAGAGGACCACTCAATAACGTATCTGGTGGGGTAGAGCGCCGCCCTCCATACTCGGTGAACGTCGGTGCCATTAGGCGAGAAGCGGATCTCCTGTATGTCTCCCCTGAACCAAAGCCTGCCGGCCTTAAGTGGGGGGTCATAGTTGAGGGGGGCGAGAAGTATTCTTTTTGCATCCACATAGTCTGCCGGGTACAATCTACGTGCCTCTAGTGTTTCGGTTACGAACATTGCCTCTACCCTATCCCTCTCTGTGTTGTGGAGCAGGTATATCATGCCGGGCTTGGGTTCTGGGGGGGTTGTATGTATCTTGAGTCTAATGAAGCTAAGACGGTCAGTCACAGGGTTTTCCGTGTACTCTAAGACATCTGTCAGCCTAGATATGGCTTCGGTCTGGTTGTTATGGTCCTCCGGCATGATCAGGGTGCCTGATGTGACCCGCCTTATGCGTGATAGGGCGCTCCGGACTGTACTGACATCCACCACACGTGGCTGATGGCTCTGCTGGTCTATAAATTTTAGGCCTCACTTGCTCTCCACAAGAGTCGCTATGCGTCTGAGAAGCCCCTCGTCTAGGCCGAGTTTAGCGTATTTCGCTATTATCTGCTCCCTCGTGGCCGTGCCCAGCGTTATGTCCCTAGTCCTGATCTCCCTAGCGAAGCTCTGGTATCCTATCCTCCAGAACACGTTTTCAGAGTCTAGGAGCGATGCTATCCGAGTACCCGTCCTAAGCATCCTGACTCCGTGCGCGACCCAGTTAGGTCCAAATCTATCCGACGTGATCGTCCATATCACAGCCGCCACTAGGGGGTCGCTCCTGACACGATAGTCGTCGAGCTCCCGCTGCATCTCCTCCCCAAGATTGTGAAGCTCTATATATTTTGCGATGAATGATAAAGCCTCACTCGCCATGTCGAACTGAGCTGTGTCGAAGACGCCGTTATCGAACGTGTGGTACGTCACTACGATATAATCGAATCTAGCACGGTCGAAGGTCGCTAGGTCGAAGCGCATTGCCGTCATTATTGGGTCGGATATCCATATAATGGTGTCCTCCCTGAGCATTGTGTCGAACCTAGCGGAGCCGAACATGTCCAAGTCAAAGTACGTGAAGTCTGTCTCAGACGTGTCGAATCTAGCTTGGTCGAAGCGGGCTTGGTCGAAGAGGGGGGCCAAGGGCGGCGCCTCGCCTTTGGGGAGTCTTAGCGGCACTTGTCCTGGCCAGAACCTACCTAAGTCGAAACTGTTGAAGTCGAGCCAGCATGCCGCCATGTACACGAACTCGGTGGCCCTGCTGATGAAGTGCAAGTCCTTGTCGGTCAGCTCATACTCTGGGGACCTCGTGAAGTATTCTGAGTATGCGGCGCTACGCTTCTGCGCATCTATAAGTGCTTGGTTGAAGTAGTATCTATCGTGCATCGTGTACTTATATGTTAAGTTCCAGACCGCCTTTTCCTTCCAAGCGTTAGGACCTTTAAAGACCTCTATCTTAGCCGGCTCATACCTCGGGGGCGACTCGATTGGGTCATACTCGTCTCGGCCATAGACTGCTATCCCGTATAACGCTTTCTTAGTGAATAGTGGAGGAATCTCGATGCCGAAGTTGAAGACGAGGTGGAAGTCTAATGAGAACTTGAACTCTAGCGCTAGCTTGAAGTTGAAGTCCAAGTCAAGCCTGAGCAGGTTGTATATGTCGAATAGTGTTAGGGCGCCTTCTTCGCCGGTCTTCTGCTCAAATTTCCTCTTGATGTTTATGATGTCTTCTTCCTTAACGAAGAGGAGCATGTCAGAATCCCAGCATCCTTAGCAGCGTGGGGTATTTATTCGTGTGCGCATAGGCCTCTACGCCTTCTAAACATCTCTCGACCATGTCTTGGTATGCATCTCTGTCATTCACGTAGGTGTCGTAGGCTTGGACTATGATGTCTGCGGCCTCCTCTACGTCATATACGTGCTCAACGAATGCCATCGGGCCAAAGCTTTCCACTTGTAGTGTCTCCTTCACCGGGACCCAGAGTGCGGCTCCCCGAGGAATGAACTCTCTAGTCGGCATCATGTCCACGGCCACCAATGGTTTCCCTAGTGCTCTCGCCTCTAGCGCCGGCATCCCGAACCCCTCGCTCCGTGATAGGTGGAGGTAGTACTGGCTGCCAGCTATGAGTGCTAGGGGCATCTCACGTGGAAGAGAGCCGAATGATCCGACCTTGACTATCTTTCTATCGTCGCTCTGGAGAAGGGGCGTTATCTCTGCGTTAGTGACTAGCCCGACACGGTAGCCGGTCCTTCGCTGGGCTATCCGTAGCGATTGCAGCGCTATTTCGACCCTCTTGCGTGGGCCAACCTGTCCGATGTAGCTGAACCATACCGTGTCGCCGTCTGGTCCTGCCGGAGTGTATGGGTTCTTCTTCGCCTCGGCCACCACCTTAGGGTTGTATGCGTGGTGCACCACCGCATCCACCCTTATTTTAGCGTCTGCGAGCCACCTTGCAGTCCACCCAGAGTTAGCCACCGTTATGTACTGTGATAGTATGTTGGGCGACCACCAAGACTTGTCTAAGGGGCCCTCAGCGGTTAGGTAGGCGAGCCGCAGGGTTGGGTGTGCATAGAAGAGGGCGAGGTAGTAATGCATCTCTGTCGAGATCATGGATCCTATTACGAGTGGGCGGAGCGTGTAGTTCCTCGTCTTTCCGGAGAGATATTCGGGACTCGAGAGTGCTTGGACCTTGTGCAGCTTGGCGACCTCCAATATGTCTTCTGCTATGTTTCTAAAACTCGCATGGGAGATTAATCCGGATATTAGGAGCATGCCGAGTAGTGTATTTGGATGGGAAAAAATAAGTATTGTGGTGTGTGGGGGAGTCGCTAGCCGCTATGTCGCTTAGCTGTACACTACTCCGCCTATGCCGAACAGGCCGACGATGAGGTCGAGGATAGCTGGGTTGAGTCCTCTAGCGGTCCACTTCGCCTTCATAGCGTTGGCCTCAGCGACGAGTACTCTGCCTCCATGAGTCTTCGTGAGTCGGTAGAGTTCCCTAGCAAAGTCTAGGTACTGCGGCACCTCAAGTGGGTTAGTCACTCTATCCGAGATAGTGGTCTTCACAAGTATCTCCATACCCTCTAGGTCTGCTGCGTGGGTCTGGAACTGCTCTACCGCTAGATCTCTGACGGCGGTGAACCTAGCTGAGACGACGGTCGGGTCGAACTTCTGCGCGTATTTCCTAATCCTTACTCCTGCTGGCCGAACCATTTTTCACCTTCCTCGCCCCTAGAGTGGCCGAGGCGAAAATTTAAATGGCGCATAAATTTATTTTAATGCCGGATACCTTGAGGGATACTGGGAATGTCTAAGCGATTGTTGAAGAGAAGGCGGAGAGTGTTAGGGACGGGCTATATTTCATCCACCATGCCGATGCCGGACTGGTTCATCCAGGACACGGCTAAGGTGAGCGACGACGTTGGGCGATACAGGCTGATGAGGTATCAAGCTATACAGCTTTTGAAGCGTGCCATGAGGTTTGTGGACGGCTTCGTGACGAGCGGCATGGTACGCTACGAGTATGACTATGACTGCGAGAACCCTTGGATAAAGATTCAGATTCTTCTAAAGCCGCCTAAGGAGGGAGTGGTGGTGAGTGATGAGCCTCCGGGTTAAGGTATTACTGATATTTCGAGTCAAGTATATATAGTAGTTAGTTCTGCTATTATAGGGGTGATGTGTGTGTGAGTGAGATTAAGGTGGACATGAGTGGGCTAACCATCCACGACCCGAGGGGGCTAGGGCCTTTGCCAGAGCAGGCGCTGGTCTATCTCGCCAGCCTAGGGGCTAGGAAGGTGAAGATCAGTGTGAAGGATGGGCGCTCATGGATCGTCACCGGGATAAACGTGTGGCGGGGGACGAAGCGAGTATTCGTCGCAAGAGTATTCAATAACGCTTTCGTGCGGGGATACTTAGCTCCACCCGTAGCGGAGTTGGAGACGCTGTTCTCAGACCTGCGCGAGCTAGCAAGCGAGGTGGGGGTAGATGAGTCAGGTGGAGGCGGAGAGGGAGAGCCGGGGGAGCCTTAGGCGGGCCTACCTGAAGGGCTACCGATTCGAGCAGAACGTACGCAAAGCGCTAGAGAACGTCGGCTTCACGGTGTTTCGATGCGCAGGGTCTAAGCCCTGCGACCTAGTGGCCATTTGTAGGGATGATGAGCGCATAGGTGTGATTCTGATCGAGTGCAAGGTAAGCGAAAAGCTTAACCCTAGCGTCGTGAGTCAGCGCCTATACGAGGAGTACCGCCTCCCCGCCCTATGCGTGGTTGATCGGGGCCGCACGATCTGGGAGTGGCACGCAACCATTGGCCCGCCGGGCCTTCCATACAGGTGGCTCAGCATGATGCGGGACGCTCTGGGGCCGAGATACGATTATAAGACCTTGTAGCCGTGACTCTGATGCGCTTCACCTCCATGTGCCTTCTAGACACGTTGTATCTCGGCCTGACCCGTATCTTGTGTCCGTAGGGACATCTCAGCTCGTCTGGCAGATAGTACAGTCTCTCGCATTTGGGGCAGTACCTGAAGCCGTTTTTGTATGAGCGTATTAAGTATATCTTCTTTCCACCAAACCCAGCCCCTAGGTGGAATCTCAGCTCTTTTCTCCGGATTTTTTCCATTATTCTTCTTCTTATGATGATCGTCATTGCAGGATGGAGAGGTGGTGTGGGGGGTAATCAAACCTAGCGATCTCCCCGTATCCATGCTGTGCCAGAATCTTAGCGCATCCCTCGATCTCAGCTTGGCTGTGGTACTCTATCTGGACTAGTGGGTGCCACTTATTCAGAGTCGCCTCTGCGCCGGCCAGTACCCGGTGGGCATGACCTTCCACGTCTATCTTAATGTATCGAACGTTAGGGGGGCTGAGCGTGTCGAGCCGACGTGTCACTACCTTGAAGTCGCCGACGCCCTCGGCGACTAGCCAGCGACCAGAGCACTTGCCTAGGGGGTTGCCATGCGCTATTGCTAGGAATGCTTCTCCGTCCGTGTCCCAGAGGGCTACGTTGTAGTGTTTGACGTTTTTTATGCCGTTGGCTTCAGTGTTCATCTTGAGTATCGCATAGTTGTGTGGGTGGGGCTCAAAGGCCCAGACATCTTTGAACAGCTTGGATAAACGTACCGTGTAGAGGCCGTAGTGGGCTCCTACGTCTATCAGCGTCCCACCATACTCGCCCTTTAGCAGCTCTAGGACGTATGAGATGATGTGTAGCTCATGCGGTCCCGTCGGCAGGTTCTCGACTGCGTCCGGACCATCATACCACTTGTATCCTTCATAAATCTTGAATGTTCCCATCCCGGCAAAAATTGTTTATTAGCGTCCAATATATTTTGTTTCTCGTGGTTAGGGCTGAGGCTAGGCTGAAGAGGTGGCTTAGGAAGACTGAGCCTAGGCTGGTTGCTGAGGCGTATGCTCTTTCCCGACCGATTCAAGAGTCTGTGGGCGGGCTTGAGCAGCTAAAGCATCAGGAGGTATTCATGCTTGTTAAGTCGCTCCTCGATGACAATGTCTCCAACCCCTTCATCAAGATGCCCTACCTCAGCGCTGCCGAGAGACTGTACAAGATTTCGAGAAACTATTATGGAGACGCTGCGAAGAGCATGGCCACTGCTGAGGTGGCCATGTGGGTGAGGCGGGGCCTAGACGTTATGCTCTTGGTGGCGATCGCTAGGCTTTTTAGTCTTGAGGTAATGGTAGAGGACGTGGTCCCGGTAAAGATGGTGACTAAGTTCGAGGTCATCCCACATGAGGGCACGCTAACGATTGAGCAGGTGAATGTGCCATACACGGTGCTGGAGTTCGTGCATGATAGGCTGCAAGCGGTAGAGGGGCGGATAAAGGTTAGGCCACTAGGGGCGCCCGATAGGATCCAGATCACCGAGTATGAGAAGCTGTCGCCGACGGGCGATTGGGAGATTCTGAACGACAGTACGGAGGACGTGTCCCTTATATCGCCTGAGACCGTGTTCAGGATCCCGAAGAAGTATGAGAAATACGGCTACAAGGTGGAGATAAGGGCGCTTGACATAGCGCCTCGGGTAGTGGAGTTCAACTTCCAGCGCGTGCTACTTGAGTAGCGGTATCAGCCGGCGGCCGCCTGATCCTCTTTCTCTATGAATAGCCAGCCTTTAATGTATGTGATGTTATGCTTCTTAGCGTATATTTTCATGTACCCCATTGCCGTCGAGGGTGCGATCATGAGATATGCTGCTAAGTCGCTGTGGTGGATCATGCCGTGCTTTTGCTCGAGTAGCTGCTCGATTGCTTTCTCGTAGTCAGGGAAGTTCAGTTTTTTCTTGAGCGACATCCCGTGTATATGTGTTGAGTTGTGGTATATAACTGTTCTCTTGAGGGAGAGCGTGGCCGTTCGGGCCAGAGTGCTTGACTCTGAGGGCTGACATTATGCCGTTGAAGAGTACTTCTTCTGAGATATCAATCCGGAACAGCCCGACCCTCCGGTTAGAGTCAGTGATCAGCGGCACGTTGCCGATAGGCTTGAGTATGCCGAGGCCCTGCAAGAGATAGACGACGTTCTGCTCCATCATCGGGTATATGGCTGGCTTGATAGTCTTGAGGTAGGCACGGACTTGGTCGAAGGTGATTGTGTCTCTGCTGTGCATAGCTAGCATAGTCACGAGTCTGTCCGCAATCATTATTGTGGCTGCGTCCTCTCCACTCAACCCTAAGGGGTCGCTCTCCCCCTTCTCGTCAGGCGACTCTGAATTATCGCACCCACTATTCGTAGAGATGCAGCGTAGCGCCCTCCGCACTAGTTCGCTGATTGTGGTGCGTTGAGACGTAGCTGCTTGTTGGAGAAGAGTGAACTCGGCTTCAGTTAGTCTTACTCTGATTACTATGCGCCTCCCTTGGGACACATAGTGCTGATGCGGGGCAGAGGGTATTATACGTTTTCTTGGCCGTTGGGATATATATTCCCCTAGTCTTTACCTGCCTCGTTGGCCGTGATAACCATGCATCTCTTCATGCTGTCATACATGTTTATAGTCATCTCTGCTAGGGCCTCTCTTTCATGCCTTACGGCGCATAGAGTGTTTATACGTGAGTTGAAAATACTGTGCGTCGGCCTGCCCAGCACTAGCGAGCGGAAGGCTATTTCGGCCGCCAATAGTTGCGTAGTAGCTAGGCTGAGTTTTTCCAGCTCGTTCTCGTAGAACTTGCTTCCAGCTATGAATGGTGTACGGGAATTATCTTTCGGGACCTCCTCACTAGCTATGACTACGCATTGGCTTAGATGGCCATGCTCCGGGTCCGTCTTGGGCGGATAGTAGAGCAGTGAGAAGCGGCGCCTATACTTTAGGCCGGGATACAGCTCGATGGGGGCAGCTATGTAGTTCTTCGGGTGGGCCTTGAGTCCGAAGTGTGAGGGGGCCGGTAGCTCGCAGCCACAGTTCGGGCACTTCATGCCAGATCTACCGCCCTATCTGCTTCAGCTTACTGATGTCTCCAGTCTTGTAGAACCAGGCCAGCGCCTCCTCGTAGCCCTCCGGGACCTCGTACCCCGCTAGTCGGAGCAGGTTGGCGTGATACTTGGCCGTGTGCTCGCCGCACACCTCTAGCATCTTGTTATTCGCAATCACTACGTGGTATGTGCCGAACAGCAGCCCGGCGACTATCAGCGCGAGGCCGGCGAGGACGAAGCCCATGTCTAGGTACCAGAGCTGTTTGTAGGTGATTACTGGGAACTCCAGTAGATGGACATCAGCCAAGACGGTTGTCAGCCCGACCCCGACCCGGCTAACATAAGTTATCCACTTGGTATCAACTCTCATGCTTAGGAAGTCCACGCCCGTGACGACCTGCACCGTCTCAGTGCCGGTTGTGACGGAGCCGACGACGTGGGCGTAGTCCTTGAGCAAGACGTATCTGTATCCCGTTACCTCGGCTGTGGAGTATATTCGTGGTGAGGCCCCTATGGCCACCAATCCAATAGTTACGAGCACGAGGCAGACTATCAGCCGCCAGTGCCTGAGCCAGCCAAAAGCTAGGTGGGCGAGGAACCTAAGAAGCTCTTTGACTCCGAACTCGCCCTGGGTGAACCTGAAGCTTATGACGCCGTAGATAAACGCGAGCGAGAATGCGAGGAGCCAAGGTATTCCTGCGAATCCAACGCCCGACGATAGGCTGTCGAGGTATGGTGCGATGAGGAGGACATATATGATGTTTACTATGGCCACTGCGGCTATTGTCATGGGGATTCTTGCGTGCACCATCTCATTCCTCTATATGTAGCGGTTGGATAAAAAATTTTTATCCGAGCGGGGGGGCATACTAAATGCGTCGAGGCTGGTGTCTATGACTTATAGGTGTCTCTGGTGCGACACCACGACCAAGTCGTATAAAGCATTCGCTAAGCATCACAAAAGCACGCACCCCGACGAGCCCGTAAGGGTTAGGTACGAGGGGAAGGCATATGCGACCTACAACGGCTCCAAGACTCTGAAGCTGTATGTCCCGGCGGGGGCTCTTCAGCTGCTAGGCGTCGAAAATCCGAGGAGCTACACGATCACCATCACGCACTCTACTATGGCTCAGAGGTGCCTGATACTCAGGCTATATCCTTTATAGCCACCGGCCACAGTATTTTTGTATGATACTGTTCCTGATCGGCGTCCTAGCTGGTCTCGTGCTAGATAGGCTGTGGTGGGAGAGCGGTTTTAGCAAGTATGAGCGGGGCGTTGAGGAGCTGGAGCACTACCACTGGGGCCTCGTGGCGTGGATAGTGGCGTACCTCACGCCGCTTGCCATCTCCGACGTTCTCTGGGGCCTCGGTGCAGCCCTAGTGCTGGCCGAGTGGTCCCAGACGGGTAGGTGGAGCGACGGGGTCTGGAGGAGGGGACACCCGTTCGCCTACGGCTCGAGTCACTTTGCAAGTAGCACGGCTATTGGTGCAGTACTGTTCGCCGCACTACTCATTCCTCTGTTGGTGCCGCTTCTATTCTGACGTGTATTGACGGGTGTCTGTCTCTGCGTCTTTCCAGAGGCTTTCGGCCAATGCGATTACTAGCTCGCTGTGATGGCGAAGCACGTGGATCAGAACTGTCTCCGAGTTGAAGTCCGACTCGGGGACCTCTTTCCCGCATAGGATGCATCTGAGGTACCTATGCTTGGTCATGATTGTATATGTCTGCTTGACTACTATTTGTGTTTATCTTCCTCATCACTAGTATATATTCGTGGCGGATCCTCGGCATTTCTGGGCGCTTTCTCTCATTTATTATGCGCCAAAGACTCCTGCTAGGCAGCCGAAACTTGTATAACTCTTGCAGCACGAAGCCGCATGAAGTCATTAGAATGTGGGTATGGTGCGGCAGGTCCACCACTCTTCCATCACGATAGAAGGGCTTGACAACGACGATGGCCACACCGCCACTCTTCAAGACCCAGTGTAGCTGCCTATACACTTTAAGCATCTCGGAGAGGTACGTGGGTCTCTTAGCGTCGGCCACTCCATCGTTCAGCATGCGGCCGTACGGCAGTCTAGCGAGGTTGGCTGGAGAGGTGGCGTAGTGAGATAGCACGGCATTGCGAGCCCGCCCGCCCAAGAAGTCCCTTACATCATGCCCAGCGAGGGCTAGCCTCCTCGCCCTTTTGGCTGGGTCGCCGCCGCTGAGATCAACAGAGCTGTATGGCGGGCTGGTGATGACTGCATCCACAGGGGGGAGGTGGAGGTCGAGCCAGATGTTGGTTAGGTTGCGCGCGTCGCCTTGGAGCACCAGCATCCTACTACATTTGCCGTCGAGGGTTTGAGATTCCAAGTTTCTTCGGGCCTTCTCCATGATCTCGACACATTTAGGCTCGACATCTATCAGTATCGCGTGTCGCCTGTTGAGTGCGCAGACCACGCCGAGGAGGCCCGTCCCGGCGAATGGGTCGAGGACGACGGCGAACTTCTTTGTGTAGCGTCGTACTAGGAACTCGACTAGGCTTACGGAGAACTTGGCGGGATGCGTGATGGCCTCCGGAGGCATGACCACGCCATACTTCCCGAAGCCACGCACGGCCTCGAGGGACAGCTCCTCAGCGCTGGCGTGGCGCTCGACCTCGCTTACAAACTCCATCATCAGTAGGCTGGGGTGGTGGTGGCTTATATTGGTTGGGCCTTCCTGGTCTGCTGGGGCTGGGGGCTATTTCAGTTTGTTTTGCCATTTTTGTCCTACGGCGCTTATATAGCTTGTAGGACATTTGTCCTACACATAAATAGTTTGCGTAGGACAAGTGTCCCACACATAAATAGTTTGCGTAGGACAGCGTAGGACAAAAACGAAAGCCTTTTATCCTTTGCTGCTTGGATATAAGCTTTGGGCGGTTTAAGTTTAAATAGAACTTTAGGATTCCTATCGGTATCCATCGGGGGGTATATACCCCCCTCAGGGGTCGTGGTGCGGCCCCGCTCTCACACACATACATTCCCCGGCTCGGCCGCCCTAGGCCCCGGAGAGAGTCCCGTTCTGCGTTCTGTGAACCCTGATTCGGTGATCGTCGAGTCGGGGGGCGTTTTTTCGGACTCTGGGGGCGCTGGAGAGGCGGAATAGCACCTGCACCTCATAGCACTCCACGATAAGTTCATATACCTTTTACATCATCATTATGTCGCCTTGAGCGGGATGGACCGTGATGGGAAGTCCGGGGCGGGGGCGGCCCGGGGTCAGGGTGGCCCTGCCGCCGACGAGGCGGCTCTCCGGAGAATCTGGAGACTGTTAGGAAAAACGATTATTGCTCGAGATAGTGAGAGGGCGGCCGAATACGTCGCTAGGGATCTTGGAATTAAGGTGGTCGAGATGAGGTTCCTCGGCCCCGACTACACGAGCGTCATTTACGATAACGGTGTCGAGATCCGGTTCCAGACCCGACGACAATACGAATACCAAGTCACCGACATCTACTGCCCGCCGCTGCCGATATTACCTCGGAGGCCCCCCGTCGTGAGGGAGATATGAGTCGAGCAGGCGGGGGTGATGAGGGAGATGGCCACGCGATACAGGGTCGTGGGGGCTGAGCGGGTGCAGAGCTGCCCCGCTTGGGGCGGGCCACACGTGCATGAGACGCACGAAGACGAATACGGCCTACGCTACTACTTCTGCGACGCCAAGGGGGGATACTTGGCGGAGTGTTCGACGTGCGAGTGCTACTGCGACTGCGCTCTCGGGATAATCCCGTGCGGCTGCGGCTGCCACGAGGGTGGGGAGAGATAGGCCCCCGGACAATCGGCGAGGCCGCCCCACGAAAAGGACATAACCTAGGATGGTGGTGAGTGGTACGTGATGGCGGCCCAGACGACGAGATGCCCCTACTGCGGCCAAATCATACTCCGAGACATAACCGGCACAGAACACATATATACGTGCACAGTCAGGCGGAGGCTGCGAGAGGCCTCAGCCTGAACAAAGCAGGTGCTCCTCCAAATGCCGGGCCATCCGGCCCCAAGCGGGGATGACGGCCCGGCAAAACGGACATGACCAGTCCCAGCGGCTGGACATGGCCGCCTCAAGCCTCTCCGAGTGTCTCGTCACGTGCTTCAAGAAGTCAATGCTATTCGGTAACGCCTCACCGCAAATCCTACATGTCCATCTCATTTCCGCTCGCCCTCGCCTCGAGCGAGGGGGGCGCCGCAGCTCGGACACCTCTGGGGTGACGGGACCCTCGGCACCCAAGTGTGTCCGCACCGTTCACAGGTAAGTGTGGGTAGCTTCACGCGCAAAGCTCGCTGATCACTCATCACCATCACCAAGGTTTAAGACCCGGGCCTCCTCGTCCAAGACGACGACCCCGGTCCGGTCGCCGTCCTGGGGGAGGATGATGGCCGTGTCGGCGTCGGGCCAGTTCTTCATTATCCACCTCGCAAGCTCCTCGTCGCCCTCGTCTTCCAATTCTTCAGGTATTAGCGACGCGTATCGCCACAGCGGTGAGGAATTCGTGTTGTGGAAGTAGATTAGTCGCAGCTTGAGCCCATAGCTCACCTCATAAAACTTCTTCTTGCCCATCACTCCGTCACCTCCTCCATTCGACTCGCAAGCTCCTCAACCGCTTTGATAGTCTGCTCGACTGCGGCCCTCAGCGCCTGCTCATTCTCTTTCCTTACAATCCGTAAATATTGCGCAATCAACTCCTCAAGACGTATATACCATTTGTCGGTCCCCACGTCCCTTCCATACGGATTAGTCGCCGTTTTGAATAGCTGGACATAGATGCCGTCAGTCGTCACATAGACCTCGGTCTTGTCCACGAAGTCATATACCCTATCCACGATGGTCTCCACGATGGCTAGCAGCTCCTCGTCCTCCACTTGAAAACCATACTTAATCTCGACGTCGGGCTCTTTACCGTCGTGGTCGTCGAGCCAACTTATGCTACGTAGGCAAATCTTGCTCAGCCCTGGGGCGGGCAGCTTCAGCAGCGCCTCTCTCAGCCGCTGCTCCAACTCCTTTTCAAAGTTCAGAGTACTCGCCTGCATCACTCCTCCACCCCCTCCTCATTATCCTCCTCAACCTTCACGACATTCACTTCCGTCACTTGTATATACTGCATAGTCCGAGTGTAGCCTTCGCGTATTTCAACATGAACGTGCTCTCCAGTTGTCAATACTGCGTAACAAGCGTAGCAGACGGAGTGGCTGAAGCCTATCCCACTCGCATAAGTGTTAGCATTGGCCTCGCAAAGCTCCGCCTCTTCGTCTATTTCTAATTCGTAATAAGACGCCCAAGCTCTGATAATTCCCATCACCATCTCATCTATTACCTCACTAAGAAACTCTCCTGGAACACCTTCCTCCTCTGCTCCAAACTCCATTTTCACTTTATACAATAGAGCCTTGAGATCCCGCACTGCCTCGTGGGAAGGGCCGCCCTGTTCGGCCCGGGCCGCCCCCGCCCCGGCCTTTCCAAGACCCTCTCGAATCATGGCATCATCATGATGCTGATGGTGCTATATAAACCTGTCGTGAGGGGCTGCGGGGCTCCCAGGAAATTCCGCCTTTCTGGGCGCCAGAGAGCGTGAATTTCCGCCCCACAGTTCTGCACTTGCATAACCGGGACTCTGCAATTGGCCAATGCGGACTCTGCAACGACCCCCGCAGCCGACTCTGCTGCCGACTCTGCATAAACCCCCCCTAGGGACTCGGCCCCCCCACGCCCCCCCTTAAAAAGGGGGGTATATAAAGGGAAAAACATAAATATCACCCGTTCTTGTAGGGGTTCGTGCCCTGGGAATACAAGTAGCCTGTCACGAAACCTTGGGCCGTCCGCCTGCGGTTTGGGAACGCCACTCGTGCCCACAAGCCCTCGAGAACCATGAGTCCGATACTCATGCCGATAAACGCTGCACCATACGTTAGCGTCTCCGAAAATGTCCACCCGTTCGTGTATGCGGCCATTGGGATTATCGCGACCGCAAGGAAGACGCTAATCGTTCCCGCAATTATCAGCTTAGCGCCGGTGAGTCCCCCAGGGGCCGTCTCCTCCTCCGCCCCAGGGGCGGCCCTCCGGCGGGGGCCGTCGGGCCTTCTCCCGGGCCTTTTCACCTGTTCCTCAACACTCGCTAATTTCTGTCGGAGGGTCGCGACGTCGTGGCTGAGCTCGTAGATCGCGTTATGCAGCTCGGTCACCACCTCTTTGTTCTCCACGGCAGCCATATTCTCCAACTGTGAGACACGCTTCTCAAGGATCCCGATAGACGCTTCTATCTCCTTCAGTCTGTCCCCCTCGCCCCCGGCCCCGCCACGGGCCTCTCCCTCCTCCTCGGCCCCAACTTGTTCATAAAGGTCCTCCGCAGGTCCGTAGTATTCTTCAGCCTTGTGTATGCTACGCAATAGTTTTGCGAAAACTGGTTGTAGCTCGTGATGACTGTTGTGAGCTAAGTCGTAGATTAAGTCGTAAAGTCGCTCGTATGAGTCGAGGTCAAGGGCCTCTAAGTCAATCGAGTCAGTCGGTATTCCGGCTTGGCTGAGGTACTTCTTCAGAGTTTTTTGAAAGACCCGCCTCTTAAAAGCGCGCCTGTTGTCCACATCCTATGTGTGTGCACGGCTACAATTTAAACCTATCGTTGAGGGCCCCGGCCCCCCCATAGGCGCCCACGGGCCTCGCTCAAGCCCACGCATTTTGAGCGGCCACCATAGCCGTCACGGGCCTCGCCTAAGCGGCATTGGCCATAGCGCCCAAGGGCCTCGCCTAAATGGCGCCTAGGGGCCTCGCACAGGTTTATCGGTTTAACCGAGGACCGGGCCTTGATGCGGCTGCACATTACTCGCGCCGCCCCGGCCGTGAACCCGGCCGTGCACAAGGCTGTGCAGCGGCCCTCGCGAGTCCGAAGGCCCCACCCCCAAACCAAACGCGCCCCGGCCGACGCGCCCACC